TTCGGGGATGTCCATTCCTACTTCACGGGCGTATTCTGCATCCATAACACCCCAGTATTCTAATACTTCAAATTGACCGCCAACGTGTTCTCCCTTTGTATCTTCATCACGAAGCTCATGTTCGTAATCCTTTTCAACATAATTAGGCCCCATTGTCAAGCATTGTCGAATAGCGTCCTTATCAAAGTAAGGCATCTTTCCTAAGCTTCGTAGCTGTGTCCTGTTTAGTTTATGCCGATGAAATATAAACTCTGACTCGTCGATGGAGGTAGCGCTAGGATCAGGGAAAAAATCCCAAATAGATACAAACTCAATCCGAGGGACACGCACATCAATGGGTTGATAAGTTCTTTCACCCTCCTCATCTTGTTCCCATCTGTTAAGCGTTTTATTAAAGTTAAAAGGCCCCTTGATAATTCCTGTGCCAAATAATGCACATTCAAAAAGAGCTGACCGTAGTTCACTTGAACCATTCGATTCATCAATTTGGTCATGTATTAGTTTTTCCATCCTCCTTGCTGCTTTTTGAGCAGGACTTACTTCCAAGGCTTGTGGAATAGGACTTAAACCTTCTTTCATTTCTAATCTTTGTTCGGGTCGTACTACTTCAAATTTACCTGAGCCATAAGTTGCTCCGGGTTTTAATACACGGTCATCACCTTCGTAACCCACATCAAATGGGTTCTCTAGTTCTCCCGCAGGTTCTTCTTCGTTTGTATCTGGCATTGAAGTTTCCAGAGAAGGATTAAAGTGTGCGTGTTCTTCAATCCCCTCTGGTACTTTCGTTTCGGATACACCAATAGGAAATTTATTACCTCCGAAAACAACATCAACTAATTGTCCAAAAGCAGCTAGTACTTTTGTCTTAGTTATTTTTACAAAAACTCTAGACTTTTCAGATTCTCGAAAACGTACACTCTTTCCGTAAAGTCCACGATAGTTATGGTAGGCAGTGAGCCAACGGCTTTCGTGTTGGTCTCTTGCAGACTGAGCCGCACTATAACGAGATAATAGTAAAGAAACAAAGCTATTACGCAAAGACTCTTCGAGGTCTAGCGTTTTACCGTGTTCGTTCTCTACCTCTTTAAAATAGAGTTCGTTAGCCGTTAATGTATTTTCTTCGTTTTCTTCAGCCATATATTAAAATTTCCTAGTATATTCAACCCCTACAAAAGTTTCTTTTCCGTAAGAAAAATGTTTTGGTTGTTGTCTTATTGTCGCTGAAATTTCTCCATCGTTTATATTACGAGATGCTGTTATTGCTACGTCTCCTTTAGTTTGATTCACACCTACTCTAGCTTTAATTCGATGTTTATCTGTTCCTGTACTACCAACCACCTTTGTTATACCTAGTTTAGAACTTCCTTGCACACCAAAACTATGATGTTGTTTTGGAGTTTGGTAATCTAGCGAATAATCTATGTTGTTTCGACTACCTTGAACACTAGCAGCAAAAGCCCCAATAGTTTTAAAACTTTTACTTGCACTAAGAGCGCCACCCGCATTATACTTAACTCGTTTTTTCTTCGACATGATTATAGCTTCTTCTTTTCATTCTTTTTCTTTTTTAATGAACTCTACTAACAATTGAAGACCTATCTTTATCTCAGCAATATCAACTTGTAGTTTACTAATAGCTTCTGCGTGGTGAATATGGTAACGTCCAAATTCATTTTTAACATCAATTAAGCTCCACGAAACAAATTTATATAAAACGTAAATTGCCCCAAGTAAAAGAACTAAGGGCAACCCATACTTTTCAACCGTTGCTAAACTAAATAAACCTGTCGGTTCCACAACCTAGTTTTCCTAAGTATTAAAAACAACGCCATCTGTTGGCAAAACACCTAAATGTAAAAACTGCACTAAGTAAGTTACTGTCGTTGCAGCAGTTCCTAAGTCATTAGCTAAAGGTGTTAGTCGTGCATACAGAGTTCTTGAAGAAGCTGTATATAAAGTCGCAGCAATTGCGATTGCTTCCGAAGTCGCTGGCCCTCCGACAACTCCTGCTGTCGTTGACGTACTAACAAACTGGTTAGCTGCATGACCATGTGAATCTTGAATAAGATAAAGAGGTGCATTTGCAGTCCACGTAACTGCTGAACCTCCATCATCTAAAATTGCTTCGGTTGCAATAAGTTGCGCTCCACCCGAAGATGTTCCTAACGAAAAGTCTACGTCATCGCCTGAAGCTCCTGCGGTAACAATAGGACCTGCTGGAATAGCAATCAGATTACGAACAATCGTATCTGCTGGCTGCGTAAACGAAACATCAGTATTTGCGGCTGCGGTAACAGCAATTGTACCTGTGGTTACTGAAGTCCACGAATGAACCATATGATCTGCAAGCAAACGCACATCGCCTGTCTTTGCAGAGTTTCTACCTGTATCTCTAATATCTACTACTGGATTCGCCATAATCTTATTCTCCTGTATTTAGTATCCGAATGTGGTGTCAGAAGGCGTATAAGCCTGCTGTAAATGTAAATGCCTAAGTTGACTATAAGGATCATTTATTCTTGGTCTTGACATAATCAAATATCTTAACGCATCATAAGCGTGGTCAGCCGCATGTGTATCAACATCCTCCGGGTTATTCTTATCCAGAGGAATACTTTGAAGTTCGCGTATCAGATTAGGGCAAGTATTAAATATTTGCAGTCGTGGCCTTCCGCTTTGCTGAACTCGAAGATATTCATGGAGTTGAATCTTACCTTGAATGCGATTTTTATCCGCCCTGCGGAGCTTATGACCTGCACGTTGTAAGGTTTCCCCTACAGTTGGCCCTGTAGTTCCGGTTCGCGCCCAAGCCGATGTATCTAGTACGCCTTGAACACTATAAGGGTCTCTTACTTCCATATGAGTAATCATATGCGCTAAATCAACACCCGTTAAATTTTTTCGATAAAGTTCCCTATAGATAATTAAAGTACCGTCTGTGGGGTCAATACTGCCCCATATACAAGCACTTTCAGAAGCGTAACCATAGTCAATCCCCTTAGTTCGTTCCCATCCTAAAGGAATGTCAAAAGGCAAAACAACATGCTTATCTAAATCAAACTCTACAAAGGCCGCGCCTTCTGCCACATCCCAGTTACCCTCCAAAAGCTGTTTTCGTTGTACTTCTGGCAGGGCCTGTAACATATGTTCATAACGACCATCCTTACTGAGATATGGATTATCCTGTAATCGTGCAGGAATAAATTTCCGTGTTAGACCATCTTGACCCTCAAAAGATTCATTTGGTGGGGCAGATGTTACATATCGTTTCTTTACCCACTGTGCGCCGACACCCCCAGGGTTGGCCGTGCAGCGTAGATACGGTGTTATTTCCGAATCTGTTGTTCGTAACCGAGATGCCAGGTAGTTCCAAGAAAACTCTGTAGGTAGATGTGTAATCTCGTCAAACCCTATCCATGAATAAGCTTGTCCTTGATAACGATAAACATCAGCATCCCTTTCTAAAAAACCAAACTCTATTTTAGCGCCACTCGGAAAGTTCCATAGTTTTTCTACTTCTCTAAATTTACATCCGGGGAAAGCTTGTGGATAAAGTTCTCTAGATTTATCGATAAGCTCTCGTAGTTCGGGCATTGACCTTCTTAATATTAAAGCCCGATGAGCAGCCCTGTGAGCATACCTCAAAGGGTCTACTAACATCGCATAAGACTTTCCGCCTCCTGCGGCTCCACCATAAAGAACATCTATTTCTGGTGCAGCTAAGAAGTCTGTTTGCGGTCCATCATTCGGTTTAAAAACAATATTGTCTTTAACTTCGCCTTGTACTGCTTTAGGTGCGCTATCTAACGCATCATCTGTTATAACTTGTCCTTTTTTTGTTGTTTTGTTATCAAGTTTATTTAAGAGTTCTTTAGAGTTTTTAAGCGCCTTACGCTGGTTTTGAAGCTTTATCTCAACGGAATTGATTCTTTTTTGTTTAGTTCGTACAGCCCGTTGCGCTTCCATACGCGCTTTAGTTGCACTATGATAAGCATAGCCCCGACCCTTAGAACCTTTTGCACGACCAGAACGTTTACGAGGCGTTCCGTCTTTTTTCAGTATAAACTCTCCAGAATCGTCCGTTAAATAATTTTCTGGATGTAGTTCCCAATCAGGCTCGGTAACGTTCTCTGATGACATTCTTTAATCCTTGGTGACTTATACTACGGCCTGTCTTAAAACCAATCCAAGCTGCTCCGTCTCGTAATGAAATAACGCCTTTATCTATTAAATCTTTAATATCTTCGAGTGCTTCCAGCTCTTCGGGTATTTCTTCTAAGTCTTTAGAGCCTTCTGTTACCTCTCTAAATCCAAAAGGAGTCTTTCCCTTCTTACGCCTCAATGATGATCTCCTCTTTAGCAGGTAATATAAATACACCACCTGCTACTTCATGTTTAACATCTATTGTATCTTTCTTTCCGAGGCCCACACGGTCTAGAATTGTCTGTGCGGCTTGTACACGCATACTCGCCTGTGGAATAGGCTCGTTAGATTCCATAACATCCACGAGTTTCTGTGCTGCTTGTGGCGCTGACTGAGCTAGAATGGTCGAAGCCATGTCGATAATCTCATTTTTCAATGATTTAACTACGTGCCAATGGCTTGTGTAGCCAGAAAGTTCAGCAGCCTTTCTAGAATCACCCCCAGTTACAATTAAGTTCTCTAAAAAACTTTCTTGTTTAGTTGTTAATTGTTTATTTATTTTCATTCTTTTACATTATAGGGCTGTATTTCAGGTTTGTCAAGTAGTTTGATAAAAAAAAGACTTGACAAGTTCAATATTCACCCCTATAATAGAGTTATAGCCGCCAAGGTTATAGCACTATTACTTAAAGGGACTTTAGAAACCCGACTAAAACCCCATAGATCTGAAAAAACTCTTAACGTTACCAGTAAGCAGAGAGAGAGATACTCCAGAGTAT